AGGTGCATTGCCTTGCAGATGCCAGTGCTACTTTTGTTGCTGAGAATATAACAGAGAACGGTTCTTCAACAGTTGCTGGTATTACAATGAAAGCCTCAACAGAAGTTTGTGGAGTAATTACAAGTATCACTCTTGCTAGTGGTCAAGTTATTGCTTACTACTTATGAGTATTGCAAACGCATTAAAGAAAGCAGCTTCCAAAACAATCAAGGTTCTTGGTGGCGATATTACTTACAGAAGAGTCACGACTGGAATATATAATCCTACTACTGGCTCAATGAGTGAAGTAAAAACAGATGTCAGTATAAAGGGTGTTGTGAGCAACGTAACGAGGTCTGAGGTGACTGACCTAGTTTCTAGTCAGGACAAACGACTTACTATATCTGCTGGAGATATAACTTTTACTCCAACAACATTTGATCGGGTTGTTATAAGCGGAACAGAATATAAAGTGGTTCAGATCAATACAAATGAGCAAGACAATACAGCCATCAGCTTTGATATTTTCTTGAGGTAATTATGGCCAGACAGATCAGAGTAGATCAGATTGATGATTTTTTTAGGGATTTAGTTGTTGATCTTGTCAAAGCTACAACTCTTGAGTGGACAACAAGAGTAAAAAAAGCAACACCAGTTAGAATTGTTTATAAGGGTGAGCCAAAGGGAGGTGGCCAGCTTAGGGCTGCATGGCAAACAGAAATAGAACCATTTAAAGGACAAATAACAAACAATCTTGTCTATGCAGAACCAGTCTGTTTTGGTGTAAACCTACCAGAATCATGGGGAGGTGTTTATAGGACAAGACAAGGGACTGTTGCTGGTTTTCCTGAGCTTATTGGAAAAGAACTTGAGCAATATACAATGAGACAGATTAGGAGGGCTATTTGATGGCAGCTACAAATCTAAATACAGTTAGAGCAACGATTGAAAAACGCTTGAATGATGAATTTAGAACAGGTCAGCCGATACCCATAGTTTTTAACAATGTCCCTTTTGATGCCTCTACTGTCGATCAATATATTCAATGTATTACTAGCTTTGGATCAAGTTCATACCTTACTCAACAAGCACCAAATTCAAGTACCACTTCCACAAATCTTGTTGTTGGTCTTATTACTTGTAATATTTACACAAAGCAAGGATTAGGAGCAGGGGCAAATTTTACTATAAGCAAAAGAGTAAGAGATTTATTTAATAGAATTACAGTTTCTGATGTTCGTTTTGATCCACCAGTAGGGCCAGAGGTTCTTGAATCAACTCCAGAGGGCAAATTTCAAACACAGGTTAGAATAACATTTGAACTCTATGAGGCATTAACACCATGATCGAGATTACTGAAGAAATGCTTGACGCAATCGAGGCTGTCAAAGGTAGAAGAGAGCCACAGTATTGGGATCATCAATGCAGACGATATATGGAAGGCCAAAAAGCAAAAGCAAAAGCTGTAAAAAAACCAAAAAAAGGTTAATATAATTATAAATATTTCTTTTTATTGTTATGGCTGCTGTAAAAGGTGATGTCGGGCAAGTCAAATTTGATGATGGCGGCTCTTCAGTCAACCCTGTTTTAGGCACTAGATCATGGTCTATGTCTATCACCAAAGATACCCAAGAAACAACTGTTCAAGGTGACACTTTCAAATCTTTTGTCGGTGGACTTATCGAAGGTGAGGGATCTGCTGAATTAGTTTATGATGCCGCTGCATCTGGTGAGACTGCAACATTTGTTGATGGTGTATTGACTACAGGTGACGCTGGAACAGCATCTTTTGAGCTTTTTCCTGATAGTGCCTCTGGTTCTCAAAAAATCAGCTTTAGTGGCCTTATAACAAACTTTGAGCAAAGTTCTGCATTGGGTGATGTAAACACAATCAGTATTACATTCAAGCCATCTGGCACAATTACATCAGCAATCTAAAAAGTAAAATTCTTCGCAATTATTTATGGCAACTAAAAGAACCGCAGAGGTATTACTTGGGGCATTTCAAGATGAAATGGTCACAAGACGACAGTTTGACGTTAAAAATTCTAAAGATGAAGTCATTATGACTTTATACTTCAAACCGATAACAAGATATGCAAGAGTCAAAGCACAACAATTAGCTGGCCCAAACGCTGATGCTTTGGTTGTATCTACTCAACTACTTTGTCAGATGGCAGAGAAAGAAGATGGAACTCCAGCCTTTGATATGTCAGATGCTCCAATATTACAAAGACAACTACCAGAAAAAGTTTTAAATGATCTTGAGCTTTTCTTAAATGACATCAAACTTGATATTGATACAGCAAAAAAAGAATAAAAGGGGATACTTGGCTTCGGTTTGAGTTTTTCCTAGCAACAGAACTCGGTAAAACAGTGCAAGAACTCAGGCTCAATATGACTGAAGCAGAGCTTATATATTGGGCTGGTTACTATGAAATAAAGCATGACGAAGAAAAGAGGGCATTGCAACGACAAAAACGCAATTCAAGGTAATATAGAATAAAGGTTTTTTTTATTTGTGGCAGAAGCAGTCGTTAGGTTAAGAGTTGATGCCAGTGGTGCAAGTCAAGCTTTAGATAAAATCGGCAAAAAAACAAATACGTTACAAGGTCAATTTAATGGCTTAAGAAATGCTATTGCTGCAACTGGTATTGTTCTTCTTGGCAGACAAGCGGTAAATACTTCAGCAAACTTTGAAAAGCTAAATGTAAGACTAGGATTGTTGACTAAAAGTAGTGAAGATTTTGCGAAGTCACAACAGATTGCCGCAGATGCACAGAAAGCTTTTGGTCTAAGTGCAACTGAAGCTTTGGAAGGTGTTACAGATATTACAGCAAGATTAGCTCCACTTGGGACATCAGTAGAAGATATAAAAACTGTATTTTTTGGATTTAATACCGCTGCAAAATTAGCTGGTGCTTCAGCCGTAGAATCATCAAACGCATTTAGACAACTAGCACAGGCTCTTGGCTCAGGAAGGCTGGCTGGTGATGAATTTAGGAGTGTTTCAGAACAAGTGCCAACTGTTCTTGCTCCTATCGCTGAAGAGCTTGGTGTAACTATAGGAGAACTTAAACAACTTGCTGCTGATGGAAAATTAACCAGTGATGTTGTACTTAGGGCTTTGGGAAGGATAGGAAATGAAGGAAGTGGGTTTTTGAAACAACTTTTGGAAAACGACCCGACACAAGTTTTTAAAGATTTCAATAATGCGACTGAGGATTTATCAAGAGCTTTTGGAGATCAACTAAAGCCTGTTGTTATGGCGGTAACAAAAGCCTTAACAGGATTTATTACAAAATTAACAGATTTTGTAAACACAGATGCTGGAAAAGCAACTATGTTGTTGGCTGCTATTGCTGGGGGAATTTCAGCTATAACCACTGCTGCTCCTTTGGCTGGAGCCGCTGTTTCTGCATTTGCTGTCAAAGTAGGGGCATTAAAAATCGCAGTTCTTGGCTTGTCTGGTGCTTTGGCTGCTAGTGGTATCGGAGCATTTGCTTTAGCTCTTGGATTTGTAGCAACAAAAATAATAGAAACCAAAAGAAAACAAAAAGAGTTAAATGATGCGATTACAAAAGGTTCTGGAGAACAAGTTGCAAAAGCACTTACAAAACAAAAAGAGATTTTAACAGAAATCAATAAAAGGCTAGTTAATGCAAATGGCAGAACTAAAAAGAATCTTGAAAATAAAAAAGCAGAAGTTTTAGAGGATATAAAATTACTTCATGAAAGAAATCGGAACTTAGAAAAAGAAAAAGAAATTACAGAAGAAAAGAAAAAACAAAATGAAGAGCATAAAAAGTCAGAAGAATTAATAAACAAACAAAAAGAGGCAACTGAAAAACTAAAAGAAAAAATGACTGCTATAGGAGAAGAAATAGAAGGAAGTATAAAAAGCAACCTTAGAGATGCAATAACTGGAGCTAAGTCATTTGGGGATGCTATGTCTAATGTATTAAATAGAATTAGAGATAAAATTCTTGACGCACAGATAGACAAGCTTATTGGTGGCTTTGGAGAGGCATTTGGTAAGGGTTCAACTGGTGGAGAGAAAAAAGGTTTAGGAGGGTTTTTAGGTGGAGTACTTGGAGGATTGTTTGCAAATGGTGGTCAACCACCTGTTAACAAAATTTCTGTAGTTGGTGAAAGAGGGCCTGAG